TCAGAGCCAATCGAGGGGTCGATCAGACCCGCCAAATTGACTGAGGCCGAGTATGATGGCGAAGCGCCACGGTAGACTGTGATCCAATAGATCCAGAAACCAGGCGAAACCAAAATCAGAGGTACCGAGAAGATACCTGCGATAAGCGCGGGGCCTTTAAGCATGGGTAATCTCCACCAATTAAGGAGGAAATATCTCAGGCTTTCCAGTCCCGCTGCTTTCTTGGCTTCCATATCCTCTTCAACGAGACGTCTAAACGCCTCGATGACGAGAGTATAGCCAGCCACCATCGGCATGCCGGTAACGCGAGAGAACCATGATTCTGCAACAGCAGTCACATGGCGTCCGTTGCCACCTAGCATACCCGATGGCCCAAGTACAGTCGCACCAATCAAGGCAACCAGTCCGGGTTTGATATTTCTTCGAACCCGGGCTGCTGCCTGGATTGACTTCTCAACATGCTCGGGAAAAGTCAATCAACCCTGTTTGAACAGGTGCAAGATCAAGACTGGTAAAAGGTAAATATTTCGTGTCACTGCCAGGAGAAGTCCTGGAGAGACAGCGGAAAGTTCACCTCTTGTCCCTGAGTACCATCGCTTAGCAAACTCGATGAGGCCGGTCTCACTCACAATTGATTTGTGAAGAGAGATACCGACTCCCAGAGTCTGCATAATCGACAGGTAGTGCTCCGCAACCGCAGCATCCGCGATGACGATATCGTCACCAAGGACCGCGTATCACGGGAACCACCCTCTCCACCCTGCTCGCATAGCCGCCAACTGGACCACGAAGTGGTGAGTTAGCGCTAACATCGCCCAGGACGAATAGGCACCCATCGGTTGGCCTACCGCGTAGCGGTAAGGTTTACCATGGAACCACCAATCTCGGTCTAACAATGCTTTCCAGGCATTAGCTAATCTCGGGCCTAAAAGGACCGAGAGAATCTGATGCTGGACTGCAATTGGGAGACGATCCGTTGCTGATGAGAGATCATAGGAGTAAGCCTTTAGACCCAGGCGAAGCCGAGGGATGACCCACTGCTCAACAGGCTTCCATTGGTCAAAAGTGCCATCTTGCGGAATATTCCGCAGGATCGCAAAAATGGCCTTATGGAGTGGCTTGAGAAGCAGTTGGGACCACCAATCGGTAATCGCCACAATACGGGTCTTACCCCCCCCTTCCTTAATCGCCGCAAGGCGACCAAGCTTGGAGGGGAGACTGACTCCTGATCACAACAGTAATGGAAGAATTGGTAACGCTAGAACCTGAATCGCGAGGAATCAGACTACTAGGGCATAGCGTTCGGTGAGGAGAGCAAAGACCATCCATCTAAACCACATAGTGGGATTAAGAAGGAAGGCCAATGCGTCTCCGCCACTAAATCACGTTGCCTTAGGACCGTTTGGTCCCGCATTCTCGGACAGCGTCCATGTCAGACTTCCTAACCGAATTTTCGGAAAGTACTGAGAAACGGAGTTAACTTCACCTTCTGTGAAGATAGGGCTGATCCCGGAGAAAGGCGCAATAATTGTGCTCAAATCCGGAACTCCCTTAACCCCGATTACTCGGTACACCGATAGTACGGTCAGGACAGCTCTAGTGACCAACACCGCCTCAGGGTTACTAGTATCACGGCAAAGCCGGATAAAGTATCTGAGACTCGGTGGGATGATCAATGGGAGCCCACGTCTATCAGCTCGGACCTCCGTACCGTTTTTT